GTTGGAGATGTAAGTAATTTTGGTACTCTCTGTATAGATAACAAGACTGAAAAAGGTTTTGTATCTTTATCTTATAAAGGGAGAGTCCTTGACAAATGGGAAGAAGACAAAGAAGACAAACAATTACTGGCTATGTCAGTTCATAATCCTACAAAATACCTTATACATAAAAAAATGTTATGGTTTACAGTAGGAGATCATGTTTTGTTTTGTCCTGAAGACCTTCGTGCAAACGATAGAACTATAAAAAGTTGTAGTTTTAGAGTAAGAGATGTACACTGGGATTCAAATGGGGTGGTATATAGTGTATCACTTGAGAATATTTATGATGCAGTAATACAATATTATTTTGTAGATGTGTCTTATGTTCGACTAATGACTAAAAGATAAAATTATGTCTGTAAATGCAATTAAAGATAAAGTACAAAGAGCAGCACTAAACAAATGGTTTGTTAATGGTTGTAAAGGTACTCTTGAAATGGCTACAGGCGTTGGTAAATCAAGATGTGGGGTTCTTGCTTCTCAGTATGTTGTGAAACATAAACCTGATGCAAGAATATTAATAATTACCCCTACACAAACTATTAGAGATGACGCATGGGTAGGAGAGTTTACTCAGTGGGGAGCATCTGAGTTATTAAATACAAATATTGAAATCCAATGCATACAAACAGTGTATAAATGGAAAAACCAACATTTTGATTTGATAATTGCAGATGAGGTACATAATTACGTTCCAGACGTAAAGAACAAGGATTTCCAATATTTTAAGTTCTTTCTGGAAAATAAATTTGACAAAATACTTGCATTAAGTGCAAGTATTGAGTCAAGTTTAAAACCGAGATTATGGTCCATAGCACCTATCGTTGAAACAATTTCAACTTCAGATGCGTTAAAAATGGGGTTAATCGCTCCTTTTAAAGTGTTTAATTTGTCTATTCCACTTACTCCACAGGAGAAAGAAGAATATGACAAAGCAACTGAAGTGTTTGAAAAAACTTTTTCAATCTTTACGGATTCAAGAGGCTTTAAAAATATCCAGGTGTTGTTCAAATGTCTAAATCCTGTTGCGTTTAAAACATTCCTTCAAAAAGAAGGGTATAGCGCAAAAGATTTTAGAGATATGAGAACATGGCCTCAGTTGTGTATGAATGCTATGAAGACAAGAAAAGATATTATCTACAATGCAGAGAATAAAATCCAAGCTGTTGTAGAAATACTTGAAAAGTTTTCAGATAGAAGAGGTATAGTATTTTCACAGTCTATTGACTTTGCAAACTCTGTATCACAAGAAGTAGGTCCAAAAATAGCAACTACATTTCATTCTAAACTTACTAAAAAAGTTAAGAAGCAAATGTTAGATGACTTTAACGACTTAAAAACTTCTACAAGGGCTATTATATCAGCCTCAGCGTTAAATGAAGGTGCAAACCTTAATGATGTATCACTTGCTATAATTGCGTCTGGTACATCGAAAGAAAAAGACTTTATCCAACGTCTTGGTAGAGCTGTAAGATTGAAAGAAGGTAAAGAAGCATACATGATTCGTTTGTATGTAGAAGGTACTAAAGAGCAATCTTGGCTATCGAAAAGTCAGGAAAATTTCCCTGGCTGTTTTATTAATAATATCTCCGAAATTAACAACGAAGTTTACAACAAAAAAAGTAAAGAAGTAGTAAAAAATACTTATGTTTGGTGAAAATTTCGTATATTTGAGTAAGGAGAATCGGTGTAAAATCCAAAAAATTTAAAGTAACTTATGGTAGTAGAACTAAATGTGGACTCCCTCTTTGAGGAGAAGTTAAGTCCGTCTCAATATCTATTATTGTTCCTCTGTTTTGATAAAAAATTCAACACGGTGGACAAGGTTATTCATAGAGGTTTTATTACAGAAGAAGAATTAAATGAGCTTATAGAAAAAGGATTTATTCTGCAAAAAAATATAGATTGGTCTGAAGTAGAAAGTGAAAAAATTACATTTTCCAAAAAACTACTTACAGACTTATTTGTATCAGATGTAGATGCTTATTTCCACGAGCTGTTCAGTACATTTCCTATCAAAGTGTCAAGTAATAGAGGTATGAGAATGCTTAGACCTCAATCATCTGATGCTAAAGAAACAAAAGAGTGTAAAGCAAAGTATAAAAAGTATCTCGGAAGTGCAAACCAAGCTGCGAAACATGCTCACGTTATGAATTGTCTTAATGCAGAATTAGCTTTTAGAAAGCAGAACAACTCATTAGGATTTATGAGAGCATTTATCACTTGGTTAAATAAAAACGAGTGGCTTACTTACGAGCATTTAATTGATTTAAGTAATACTACTAAAACAACTACATCGTATGGAAACACACTCATCTAAGCCTAAATTATTGGCTGTAAAACCTATTGTAGAATCTACCAGAGAAGCTGCACGGTATATTAACGACAGAAGATTAGGACTTATAAAGTCTTTAACAACTCCTTGGTTTAAATACAATGAGGTAGCTATGGGTGGATTAGAATGGAATACTATCCACACAATAGGTGGTAGGTCTGGTTCAGGTAAAACTGCAATATTAAACCAATTAGAAACTCAATTAGGATTTTTAAATGAAGACGAAGAGTTTGACATATTATCTTTTAATTTTGAGATGTTAGCTCGTAATCTTGTTGGTAGAAAATTTGCAAGTGCCCTGAATAAAACAACTCAAGAACTTTATAGTGGTAAATTAGGTCAGAAGCTTGACGATGAAACTTATGCAAAAGTATTAGAAGAAGGTGCTAAAATAGCTAAATTAAATGTTCATTATGTAGAACATTCAGGAACAGTAGAGCAAATCGAAAATACTATTCATAATTTTATTGCAAAAGCTCTGGAGGTAAATCCGAACAAGGGGCTTGTTGTGTTGTTAGATCATACTATTCTTGTACAAGGAAAACAAGGTGAATTAGAGAGAATTGTTCTTGGAGAATTGATGACAATGTTTAATAGATTAAAGAAACTTTACAAAATAGCATTTGTAGTTTTGACTCAATTAAACAGAGATATTGAATCTTCAGATAGAATGACTGATCCTCATCGTCACTTTCCACTTAGAAAAGATGTATTTGGAGGTGATATGGTTTATCAGTTTTCAGACGTAGTAATGGTTTCTATGAATCCAGAACAAATGGGACTACAAAGTTATGGGCCTCACGGGTGGCCTGTTGCTGGTTATGTATATTGGCATTTTATAAAAGTAAGAGAAGGAGAACCTTGTGTTGCTCAAATGAAAAACATGCTGAAATACAGTAGAATTGAAGAACCCGAACATCCTATGCAAGTATCAAAACCTACAGATGGTTATGATATGAGCAAAGTTTAAAAAGTATTTATTAACCAATAAAAATAGAGAGAATGGCTACATTAGTCCAAGTGCTTGGTGAACCTGGTTCAGGTAAAACCTTTTCAATGCGCAACTTAGATCCAGAGCATGTTTTATACATCAATGGAGATAAGAAAAACATGCCTTTCCGTGGGTGGAAAGCTAAGTACAACAAAGAAAATCGTAATTACGTATCTACTTCAGATATGGATATGATTATGACTTTGTTAAACAAAGTAAATACCGATCAACCTCACATCAAGGTTGTTGTTATCGACACTTTAAATTCTATAATGTCTGATAAAGAAATGTCAGAAAGAAAGAAAAAAGGTTACGATAAATGGATGGATCTTGCTGGAGATGTTTACGATTTATATCGTTTAGTAGCTGCACTAAGAGAAGACTTAACAGTTTTCTGTGTCGCTCATACAGAAGATTACTTAGGTAAAGATGGTATTCCAAGGCAAAGATTGAAAACAAACGGAGCTAAGTTAACTAAGTTAAATTTAGAAGGTTTGACAACTTACACGTTGTATGCAACTATTGTCAGAGGAGAAGGAGAAGTTACTTACTGTTTTGAAACTCAAAACAATGGTTATAACACAGCTCGCTCACCAGAAGGAGTGTTTGAAGCATTTCAAATTCCTAATGATCTTGCAGCAGTAGACAAAGCAATCAGAGATTACGAATTAGGAGAATAATTAATTAATTACAAATTTTTAAAAATAAACATATATGTATAGTTTAGATCAATCAGTACAAGAAGAATCGAATAATTACTTTTCAGTAGGTATTCACGAAGCAGTAACATTAAAAGATATTTCGTTAGAAACAGCTTCTAATGGAAATCCTTATTTAAAATTTCACTTTGAAGGTGATAAAGGTGAACAAGTATCTCACACAGAATGGCCAATCGCAAAAGATGATGCTAACTTTGAGAAAAAAGTTAAAAACTTCTTAATCAGAATTAAGCACATTTGTACTAAGTTTGTACCTGCAGAGGCTGTCAATATCTCTGCACCGACATTCGAGGATTTTGCAAACCAAGTTATTGCAATGGTTAAACCAAACATTCACAAAACAAAATTGAGAATTAAATTGGTTTACAATTACAGAAACTATGTTTCTATTCCTAAGTATGTTCCATTTGTAGAGGCTATGTCCGTTACAGCTGATAAATCAAGATTAAAAATTGATCCAGGATTTGACAAAATGGAAAAAGAAGATGGTGACGATCCACAATTAGGTAATGGAGCAGCACCAAAAACTCCACCAGTAGGAGCGCAAGCACCTGGAGCACCAAACGATGATATGCCTTTCTAAGAAAGCATTATAGTTACTAATTAAAGAGTGTGGCAAATGTCACACTCTTTTTAATTTAAAGATATGTACGATACTAATAATTTACTATCCTTTGACACTTTATTGCAAAATGTAGAGCCATATCAAATATTTAGTTATTATTTAGGAAAAGATATACGTCTTAGTAAAGCAATGCACAGTCCATTAAGAAAGGACTCTAAGCCAAGTTTTGCTTTACATATTTCTAAAACTGGTTATTTGTATTACAATGATTGGTCTACTGGAGACTGGGGAGGACCAGTGCAATTTGTTAAGAAATTATTTAACTTACCAGATCTGTACTCGGCTGCATCTAAAATAAATTATGATATGGGTTTAGGCTTGTATGATGATAGGATGAGAGGTGATTCTCCTGAAAAGTATCATGGATTTAAAACACAGTTTAGTCAATCAGAAATAGAACTTATCGCAAAAGAAAGTTCTATCGATATTAAGATTAAGCAAAGAGAATGGTCTGAAGAAGACTTAGAGTATTGGGCTCAGTTTGGTATTACAAAAGAAATACTTGTTTATTACAATGTGTTTCCATGTGAAAAAGTATATGTCAATAAGACAATAATATACGTTGAAAATAAGAGGGTATTTAAACCTGCTTATGCGTATGTATATTTTAAAGATGGAGAATATTCTTATAAAATATACCAGCCTTTGACTCCAGATTCTAAATGGATTTCAAATGTTGATTTATCTGTTCTTCAAGGATGGGACCAAATGCCTGAAAATGGAAAAACTTTGATAATTACTAAATCTCAAAAAGACGTTATGACTCTTTTTAGTTTAGGAATACCCTCTGTAGCAACACAGGGAGAGTTAATAGGTGTGAAGCCACATATTTACAAAGATTTGAAAGAAAGGTTTAGATTTATTTACTTTTTAAATGACTTTGATAGAGCTGGAATCATAGGTACTAAAAAACAAAAAAAGTTAATTCCAGATATTAAATACTTTTTCTTACAAACACTTGATACTCGAAAAAATGGGTTTAAAGATATAAGTGATCATAGAAAAGGACACGATGCTTTACAAACTGTAGAGCATTTAAGAAATTGTTTAACACGCTGGAATCCCCAGCACTAAAAATTATAAAAATGGGATATACACATTATTGGGATAGACCTCCTAAATTTGACAACAAAGAGTTTGAAAAGTTTACAGGTATGTGCCATAAAATAGTAGAAGCATGTAAACCTACAAGTCCAATTGGAGGTGTTTATTGTAAAGGAGAAGAGGTTAAAATCGTAGGAGTTAATTCTAAAAAAAATTCTAAACCAGATATATCTGGAATACACATAAAATTTAATGGTGAAGAAGATTTAGGGCATGAAGCTTTTATATTAGAAAATAATCAAGACCTCATAGATGCTTTTGGCTTTTGTAAGACAAATGAAAAACCATACGACATTGTTGTAGTAGCTTGTTTAATAGCTTTTAAAAGAGTTTTTGGACCTACTGTGAAGATTAGCTCGGATGGTGAGTTTGATGATTGGAAACATGGTATAATGTTGTTTAACGCTTGTTTTCCAGATGATATTGTACATGAAGCAGATGCACATAACTGGTTAACAAAGTAGGTTATGTCTAAAATATTATATACAGCGACAATACCTAAGTTTAAAACTCACGTTAAGCAAAGTGCTAACAAATGGAAAAAAATTAATGGCCAATCTATCTATACAGGTGCTCACCATAGGGTAAGGCATTTGTTTATGGAACAGATTCATTCTTATTTATCCATGTTCATATCTCCTATAACAGAGACATTAACAGATTACCCACTTGAAATTAGCGTTAAAATTTATGCTCCTATAAATTATGGAGATGTAAAGAGACTTAGAGGAAAAATAAGTTGGAAAAAACCAGAGCCAGGATATGAACCATCTTGGGACTTAGATAATTTTGCTTGGATTTGGATTAAAGGAATGCAAGATGTTTTACAAAAACAAAAAGTATTACCTGAAGATACAGTCAAGCATATTAGAAAAGTAAGCTACGAATTTATTCCAATAGAGGAATTAGAAGACAGAAAGATGGAGTTAACAATCTGTACAGCAGATACTTACTGGACTTCTTTCTGGAAAAAATTATTTACTAAAATTATACCAAATGGAAACCAAAAAACCCTTGATCTTAATTGATGGAGATATTATCGTGTACAGAGCAGCTTTTGCTTGTGCAGAAATGTCAGATTGGAAAGATGTAAAAGATTACATTTTAAAATACATAGAAGAAATTACTAATGATTTGAACTCTTCAGAATATATAGGATTCATTCAAGGGAGTAAAAACTTCAGAACTACCGTAGCTACTACCTCTGAATATAAAGGTAATAGAAAATCTACTCCAAAACCTTTTTGGTATCAGAGTGTTAGAGATCATTTAATACAAGCATACAAATTTGTTCTTGTAAACGGAATGGAAACAGATGACGCTCTAACTATCTTACACAAAAGAATTAAAGATAGAGAAACTATTATCTGCAGTGTAGATAAAGATTTGCTACAATCACCTGGAAAACATTATAATCCAACTACAAAAGAACTTGTTCTTTCTACAGAGGATATAAGTATGAAGCTTTTAGCTACTCAGGTTATAACAGGTGATTCTACTGACAATATTAAAGGACTACACAGAGTCGGTCCTAAAAAAGCAGAAGCTATATTGGCTGAAGCTCAAGACTCTGGGGACTATCTGCCTTTGGCTTTTCAAGCCTATTTGTCTTATTACTTCAAATTAAAAGAGAAGGATAAATTAGACATAACAGATTCGGAATTGTTTTTGAAAGCTTCAAAACATTTCACAGAAACTTATGAATTAGTGTTTTTACTAAGAGATATGAGTGAAGAAGATTTCCCTACGCCAGAAATAAATGATTTGTTAAACATTGAAAACCCATTAATACATGGAGCAGGAAAAAAATCTGAAGGGACTATCGAAACCATCTTTGATTAATTTATCAAAGATAAAAGCAACAAAAACAACTGATTTTATATTGCCTTTATTAGGCTTTACTAAAAAGTTCTATGAACCTTATTTAGTAAATGCTTATTTAGGTGATTATGATCTAAATGGTTATGAAGAAAAAAGAATTTATATCGTTCTAAGTAACCATGACATGAGTACAAAGCACATGAGAATAGAAGACGGTTTGAAAAACATGTTAGAATTTGTCGATTTTTATGATATACTTGACGGTCAAATGTCAGTCTTTATTATGAAAGTGCCTAAAACTTTTGAAAAAGATTATACCAATTTTATTATTGGTAAATATTCTGAGTTCTCTGAAGAAGCTAAAATAGCAGTTTTGAAAGGAAGGTCAGAAAAAAGTTCAATGCCTTTAATATTTAGAAAAGATTCTAAATTAAAAGAATATTGGGAAGAAAAAACAGGTACTACAATTCCAGATGGATTAGAAGTATGGCCTGTAATGAATATAGACAATGAATTGCTCTATAAAAATAAATTTATTTTAAAAACTGATTAAAAATTATATTATGTACACTATTGGAGATCCTAAAAAAGCTCAAGGAGCAAACCCACAAGCAACAATGCCTTTTGAAGAAACAGCAGTTGAAGATGCTGTAGTAGTTGAAGAAGTGAAGGAAGAAGCTCCTCAAAAAATTGAAGCTTCTACACAACAACCTCAAGCACAAGCTGCTGATTTAGGTATGTTTGGAAATATGTTCAGTCAATCGATTGAAACTATTATCAAACAAAAAGCTGAAGATATGAGACCAGAAGTGGTTGCAATATTACAAGCTGAATTGCAAAAATTAAAACCTACCAATATTAGAATTACAGGTAGAAAAGGAACTGGTGTTGTTGAAGGATACACACACAAGGATTTCCGTGAAGCTGTTTTCTTGTCTGAACAAGAAAGACAGTTAATGATGGTTGGGCCAGCAGGTTCTGGAAAAACTACATTAGCAAAACAAGTAGCAAAAGCTTTTGAAATACCTTTTACGTCTATATCATGTTCTGCTGGTATGTCTGAAGCACATTTATTAGGTAGAATGTTATTTGATGGAACTTATGTACCATCTGATTTTATTACTGCTTATGAAAATGGTGGTGTATTCTTATTTGATGAGATAGATGCGGCTGACTCTAATACTTTATTGGTTGTAAATTCTGCGTTAGCAAATGGATATGTATCTGTTCCAAATAGAAAAGATAAGCCACACGCTCAAAGACATGAAGATTTTATCTGTGTTGTAGCAGGTAACTCTTGGGGCCATGGTTCTTCTACTTATCAAGGTAGAGGATACTTAGATGCTGCATTCTTAGACAGATTTTCTGTTGCAAAACTTAATCTTGATTATGACGAATCTTTAGAATTAGAGCTTGGTAGTTCTCAAGTAGAAGTAGTTAAAAGAATGCATCAAATAAGAAAAATCGTTACTTCTAACAGACTAAAAAGAATTGTATCTACAAGATCTATTGTATCTGCAGTTCGTCAAGCAGAAGCTGGTCGTTCTATGGCACAAATTGAATCTGTATTTACTACAGATTGGGCTGAAGATGATAAACGTAAAATAAAAAAGTAACACCAGAAGAAGTTAAAATAGGTACTTGGTGTATTTGAAGCTATGAAAAAGATGGGTAATGTATATCATTACCCATCTTCTCACTTCGGTTTAAAATCCTATGAAATTATAACTTAAAAAAAAAATAACATGATTGAATTTCAACCAGAAGAAGGGGATTTAGTATTAAATAAAATACCTAAAACTCCTCACTTTTATAATGCAATTGATGAGAAAAGATCTTATGTTTTCAGAGATTCAGAAAATCGTATAAATGAATTTACAGAATTTGATTCATTGTATCATATAATCTCTACTGTGGAATCTCTACACGATAACCAAGATTTAAAAGGATATATTCGTAATAATAATCCAGACAGTGAAAATGATGATTATCATTATTCAGACTATCACGAATGGACTTATGGAACTACTTACCCAAATAGATTAACTACCATGGAAGCTTTATTAAGCTCGAAAGTAGAAGATACTATGTGGAAAGCGATTGATAAACTTCGAGATTCCTTATTAAAAGATAAAGACATACAAAGATTAATGGAGCTTGCTCCTACTATTAAAAAAACAAGAAAGTTTGGTATGTCTGGTGATGAACTCTGTATAGATAGAGTATTGTCTGGAGATCCACAACACTGGCAGTACACTACAAAAGGTAAAAAAAGTAATGTAGTTAGAATAGCTTTAAATATTTCTATGTCTGCTGGAAATAAAGCAGACTCATTTTTAAAGTTAGCTGCTGTTGCTTCTGTTGCTGCTGATTTAGTAAGTAAAGCAGGTGCGTCATTAGAATTTATAATGATTGCATTTTCTTGTAATGTATGTAGAAATGAAGAAAATCCGTACAAAGACGAGAATGGTAATACTATCGGAGAATACAACAGACAAAGCGTTTCTGGATACCTTGCTACAATTAAAAAAGCAGAAGAACCTTTTGAATTAACAAGAATTGCATCTTTAGGGATTCCTGGATTATTTAGACATTACATATTTTGTTTAAAAACTGCAACTGGATCTACAAAACCAAGGGCAGGGTTAGGAAGTTCTTATGTTACATCTCCTGCTATTTTAAATAGATTTGGTTTAAAGCATGTAATAGAGTTAAAACATGCTGATAATAGTCAAGCACAAAAATTATTTTTAAATGATATATTTTCTGAATTAGCAGGTGTTAACGTAGAAGATATGCAACCAGCGTAAATATGATAGAGGGATTTGAAACAGAAACAGCAGAGCTTACAGATTATGAAAAAGATACTTTATTACCATTATTGGTAAAAGGATTAAATAGTAAAATTGGAGTTGAAAATGCTATTACTAATGGTCAAATAGTTAGGTCTATGACTGAAAAAGGGTATAAAATAACAAGTGTTAGAGTACGTAAAATAATTAATTATATACGTATTAAACACTTGGTTTATAACCTATTAAGTAGTAGTAAAGGATACTATCGTTCTAATGATCCTGAAGAAATAAAAAAGTATGTAAAATCATTAATGCAAAGATCTACTGCAATTGAGGAAGTTGCTAAAAGTTTTATTGTATGAGTAAAAGTAACAAAAACTATTCATTCGCTATCATTGCACTATCGTACAATGGTAGCGAACCAGTTTATAAAAAAGTAGTGCTATTTAGTAGCAATGTTCATAAAAAATTTAAAAGAGCTA